CTGTGCGTGTTGATACAATTCATAAAAATTATTATTCATACCTTGCGGAGTTCCAATAAAAACACAGTACCCTTTTCTGTCGGATAGTGCTGGTCGTATGATCTCAGGAAATAGTTTATCGTTTACATTTGCATACTCATCAATCACACAGCCATCAAGGTATATCCCTCTCAAACCATCTGAGTTCTCTGAGCCTAGCAAAGTAATACGAGAACCATTGGGTAAATCTACACGTAGCTCTGTTTCGTTGAACTTGGTATGCGGAATCTTAGCGGTAAACTGTTTCATGTAATCCCAAGCGATTGACTTAGCTTGTTTGAATGTTGGCGCAATGTAGGCAAATCTTGGGTTTTTATGTTTCGATAATAAGGCAGAACGTATGAGATGATTAATCATGCACACAGTCTTGCCGAACCTTCGATGGCAAACTAAAACATTCCATCTAAATCTTGATATTTCTCTATGTAGATAGGCTTGATGCTTTCGTGGTGTATAGGGTATTTTAATTTGCATAATCTTTTAGTGGATTAGTTTACTAGGCATATCTTCACCCAGGCTGCCATATTCAAAATTCATTAAGCTCATAGCATAACTAGCATAAACCTCAGCTGATTCATTATTAGGAAAGCCAAATATCTTTATGACCAAAGTGTGTTTCTTTGGATCAATGTATACTATTGAAGTTAAATCGTCTTGTATGTAGTTCCACATATCATACTACATATAGTAATTATTCTTATAATGAAAGGATGGTCTGCCAAGGTGAATAAGTGGCTGTCTCTGTAAGGGTGTCCTCGAGTCCCATGTATATATATATATAAAATATACACGCAATACAGCGGTATAGGGGGGGTCTAGCATTTGTAAAATATGGCAACATCTTGTCAATATTACTATTGATAATTTATGATTACCGATAACAATCACTTATCGGAACATTATTTTTAAGCTGATTGTGTTCTAATTGTGTCCGATACTCATATCACGTAAGATTGCAACGTTGCCGTTGATATAAAAATTGCAACTATTCAACCTTCTCAATCTTAATATACTTTAACAAGTCATGACATTTTTTATTTTTGTATTTAACTTGTATGACTTCACCTTCTTTGAATTTGTTATTTAATTGTTTTAATAGTTTTTTATAACTCATGGCTTGTAATGTTTCCTTGTTGCCTTGCTCATCTTTAATATTATAAATGTATCTCATACTGTTGCATAAATACCACAGATCTAAACTTATATCACACTGCTGCAATATTTTGACCCATTTTGAACACTTATATACTTGTAGTTTATATTTATTAGTTTACCAATATGGCTATGACAACAAAAACAACAAAGGGGAAACAATGAGTAAAAATAAAATAGCTTTTAATGATATTGAAAGCGGAACAATGCAAGACATAACAAGAAAGTTTATTGATAATCATATTATCTATAATCAATCTTATCTTGTAAGTGAGTTGATCTCTAAAGAGATTATATCACTAGAAGATCATATAAACTTCTTTAAATCAGATGAAACTATAAAATCTGAATATGATGTAACAACTGAAGAAGAAATACAAGAAATAAGGGACAATGGAGAAGATGTACAAGAAATCTTTGAATATTGGCTTTGCTCAGATTGGTTTATTGATCAAATGAAGAACCAAGATGAACCAATTTTAGAAACTGATCTTGGTACTTGGTGGGGTCGTACTTGTACGGGTCAAGCCATTTATCTTGATTATAATGTTCAAGAATTGGCTTATCAATATAGCCATGATGAAAGACTTTATAAGAAAGATGTTGCATAATACTATTGACAATTTGGTAAATATAATTAATATAAAATTAAAAAAGGGGATAATATGATTATAGACAGAAACAATGAAGGAGCTTGGAGAATATCAGAAACAATCAATGGATATTTGGAAACAAAAGTATACTATTTTTATAGTAAACAACAAGCGATTGAACTCTTTAAAAAATACAAGAAACAACTAACAAGGGGAAAAAATGACAAATAAACTATCTCAATGGTTCATTGACTACATGAAGAATAAAAAATGTAAGACGTTTAATCAAGGAGGAGTTGATTTATCTAACAACGATCCACAAGATAATTGGTCAGCTATGAACCCATTTAAGTACAGCATACGTTTAGGTTCACACGTTATGAAGTTCATAGATGAGAAAAACAATAAAGAAAAGGGGAAAAATGAGTAGCGAGAAACTAAAAAAATATAGGGTTCATGCTTGGGAGGAATGTACATACGATACATACATAGAAGCTAAATCAAAAGAGGAAGCTGAAAAAATTGCTTACAAAGAAATATCAATAGCTGGTTTTAATGATTGGAATATTGGTAAGCATGGTTATACTGAAGTTATAGAGGTAAAGGAGTTATTAGATGAGTAGTGAAAAGCAATTAATATTATTAATTATTGTTTATGTTGTTGTCATGGGTTGGCAGCTATGGAAGGATAAAAAGAAAAATGACTATTGGAAAAAATACAGACGTTCAAAAGGTTGGGACTAAGAATTTAGAGGAGTTAGCCAAGCTAACAATACTAAATATATTGAGTGTACAAGGTGTTATATATACTCATTATAAAAACAAACGAAGGGAAGCAAATGAAAAAGAAAAAACAAGAATACAAGCCTGACGATAGAATATGTATTTTTTATGTTGCTGATCGTGTTCATGAATTGGATCACATAAAAGATGAAAAACAATTAAGAAAATCTATTAAGGAATTTAAAGACGAATTATTACATAACATTGGTGTTGATGTTATGATTAAAAGATCAACCTAATCCTTTGGTGGTGTAGGGGTAACATCAGTTGCTCCTACATCAATGAGATCAGGACTATCCTCCCACGTTATAGTCATTCGTTGATCTATATTCTGTTTTATAGGTTTGTTATCTGAATATAAATCTGTGAGCTTACCGGCAAGATACTGAATGAACCTAGTTTTTTCTCTTATCCATAATATTTGGTTTGGGTTCTCTACTTCTTGATGATTAAAGACTTGCAGCAACTTATCAATCAAAGTTTGAATACCTATTTTTCTAGCATCTGATACCCTACTATTTAGGTCGGGATTTTTTTTTAAGATAGCGTAAAACTTCATCAAGCTGATACGTGAGGGGTTGAGCTTCTTGTCCTTTAGTATTTCTGTTAAGGTTAAGCCTTCGATAAGATTGCTTTCGATAGTATCTAGACTTTTCATTATTTCTAATTCTTGGTTTGACTTTGTCGTAATAGTATTGACTGACTTCTTCATAGGTTTTGTTTCTGAATTGGTAAAGTCCTTTGAGCTGTCTGATCCTTGTTTCGTCATTGTAGTTTGGTTTCCTAAAACCTAATATATTATTGAACCCATGATATTTACACTTATATGTTCCATTAGCAAGGGGATAACCCTTCATCTGACAAGGTCGTTTATGAGTCTTTGTTATTCCTTGACAGAAAACTTTTTGTCTTGGTCTCCCTACCATGCTTTTCCTTGTTTTCGTGTACCTTCTTTTTATAGAAGTAATTAGTTTTTTTTCTTACATTATCAACAATACCTTTGGGTATTTCTACGAGCTTCGTATTCATTCTTAAATTTTCCTCTAATGCCAACTTCGCATAGAATATATTGTCTTTCTCTTTAATGGCTTTTCTTAAAGTATCGGCAGGTAGGGTAGCTAGTGTACTAATTATTTTAGATTGATCTCCACCTTCTTCTACTACTCTCTTTACTATCTTAGTTATAAAAGATAGTTCTATAGTGTTATGTTCTATTAATACCTGTCCAGCAGACATATCAGATCGGTCAGACAGACCACTCTCATTTCTATTAGACCGAACACCATAGATAAAATCAGGGTCTATTGTGTATAAAAGTGTTGAAGGAAATCTCTTAATCTGTATAATCTTGGCGTTTTTTAAATGAATTGTAGCTCTATATATGGTGCTATAAGATAACCCTGACATCTCACCAATAGTCTCACGTCTTGGATAGCATTTGCCTGTCTTATTATTGACAAACTTTAACAAGCACATGAGCAGCAATAAACAATGTGGCTTAAATGTGTCAGGAATTTGTTTATATTTAGGATTAGCAAAGATAGAAAAGGGTATGCGTATATGTGGTGTGTACTTACGATCCATAGGCTATATGTGGGGTGTTGCATATTTACAACAGTCCTTATGATCCTCTTGTAATTGGTATAGCTCACGCACCCATTCATCTTCATTCATATACTCGTAATCAGCATTAGGAACGTGCAGACGCTTGATCCTGAAAGCTAGGCTACCCTGA